AATAAACTCTTTCTATCCACGTAGTTTGTGGTTACAACAAGTCTCGAATGCCAAACCTTTTCCCTTACCATTATTAACTGAGGCATACAAAGATTATTATACTAGTATTTTCAAAATATTAGACATGCATCCAGAATGGAAGGATGAAATACATAAGATCACTGATGACGTTAACGTTAACGGACTAGATGGTGTGAAGGGATGCTTTGCTATGAATTTTAAAGCAAGTGTTGGGATACCATTTTGTAAACCTAAGAGTGAATTTTTGACAGAGAGTGATAGGCTGGTCGATGGCATAACTTGTGTCAGAGAGTTTTTACCTATAATTTCCGAACGTGTTACAGTAATGGAAACAAAATTAAAAACTGGTTGTAGAGTATATTCACCATTTCGAGTTAATGTGAAAGACGAGCCAGTGAAGTTAGGAAGTACTAAAGCACGGATATTTTCAGGTATCTCAATAGACTTTCTATGGCTGCTTAGACGGTATTTTTTGACAGTAAGCATGTTTATGATGAAGCATCCCACACTCTTTGAGAGTGCTGTTGGTATAAATCATATATCAAAGGATTGGGATCTATTGTACAAACATTTGACAAAATTTGGACAAAAGACTAACATAGCAGGAGACTATGCCAAATTTGACAGATTAGTGGTCAATATGATAACTTTTGCAGCTATGAAAATTGTCATAGCTATTTGCATGTGGGCAGGATATGATGATGAGGATCTTGTAGTGATGACTGGATTGATGACAGAAATTTGTTGCCCATTGTATGAGATGGATACAGTGTGGTTAATGTTGGGGTCATCAACAGCATCTGGCCATGGCTTGACAGTAGTAGTGAATGGATTAGCAAATGGTTTCTATATGCGAATGGCCTTTTATGAGCTCAAACCTGTTAGTGAGACACGGTTATTTAATGAAGTAGTAGCTTTAATTACATATGGAGATGATAATGCTATGTCTGTTTCATTGGATTGCCCGTGGTTTAACCATACCAGTATTCAAACAATGCTGGGCAAATATGGTATAGATTACACAATGGCAGATAAGGAGGCAGAGTCAGTACCTTACATAAGCATTGAAGACGTATCATTCTTGAAGAGGAAGTGGGTATGGAACAGTGAATTTAACAGGTATATGGGGCCATTAGAGATTGATAGCATATTTAAAATGCTACATAGTGTAGTCAAGAGCAAGAGTGACAGTATTGAAAAACAGACAGGTGATGTCATTTCACAAGCCAATAGAGAGTTTTTCTACCATGGCAAGGAAGTTTTTGAAGATAGCCACACGAAGTTGAAGACTATATTGTACTCTAATGATTTGTATCATTATCTACCTGGTGGTAAATTTGATGATTATGAAA